AATACCGACTTGTAAACATCCTGATTATATTTTACCTACAAGAAAAAGATCTAAATATTATAAATCAGTTGCTCTATATAAAAAACTAACAATTGACTCTTATGATAGTTCACCAACTTCATTAACATATCATGGTCAAATAGATGAAGTAATAGATGATATGGAAAATTATTTACCTGATCCAGAATTTGTAATAAAGAACATAGCAATAATGATGAAAAAATAAAAGAACAAAATAAAAATATATACTAAGGAGAATTCTAATGAATAAAGTTTCTTTATCTGGTGGTTCAGTATCTAGAACTTCAGGAAACTCCAAACCAATAGGATTTATCCAATATCTAAGTGGTACATCAAAAGTAAAAACAAGGATAGAAGTAATAAGAGAAATTATAATAAGAATCGAGGATGATATTTTCTTTTTTGATAAATATCAAGATCCTATTTTCAATTATTGTATAGGTTGTACAATTATGGCAAGACCTCCTCCGTCTTATGAAATAAACTCTTCTCCATCCACTTCTATAAAAAATTTTCCTTTAACAAAAAAAATGTTATATGAGATCATACCGGAAGTTACTAGAGGAGATTATCAATGCCTATTATTGAGTTAAGATCAAAGAGTACAACAGCATTTAAAGATACTACAGCTTATGAGTTTAAAGACCGAGATGTTATTGCTTTCTATGGAAGAACTCCTCTTATAACTACATCTATTGACTCAACAGCTTTTAATGTAATAGCAAAATTTAGCACTACTGCTATTATCACAACACATACACAAAAATGGAATGAAACTGCAGGAATATGGGAAGATCCAACACTTGATATAGGATGGATCATAGAAGTTTTAGAAGGTACTTCTTCTATAGTATCAGATTCTTCTTCATCACTTACAATTGGAGTAACTGAGGTACTAACTGGTAGTGCCGATTGTACAACAGATTCAACAGCTACGACTTTATATATACCAGGGGTTCCTGAGGCGTTATCAGGTACTGCTTCTATAGTATCATATGCTCAATCAGCTTCAGTTCATTTTCCTCCTTTTGTATACCTTGATTCTTCAGCAGGTATTATAATTACTTCAAATGTTAGTGATGCTAGTTGTGTTATTGGAGCTCCAGAAATATTAGATTCAACTGCTATTATAGTATCAAATGTAACAGGAACACTTGATTTTGGACTTCCTGAATCTCTTTCAGGTTCAGCTTTTATTGATTCTACTACCTCATCACCAAGCTTGGAATTTTCAGGTTTAGCGAGATCACTTGATGCAACTGCTATTATAGTATCCAACATCGTTAGTGATCTAACTATAGGTGTCGTGGAGAGTCTGAGCGGTACTGCAGTAATTGGAACTGATTCCTCTGCAACACTTCAAGGACTTCTTATAGGTACTGCTAATATTACGTCAGATGTAGGCACTGCTGTCATTGATATAGCTATGCTACTTACTAGAACTTCAGTAGCTCCATTTTATTTTGGTAAGATAGACAGTGATGTAGATGATGCACCTCTTAATTTTGATTTCTCTGGTACTATTCCTATAGTAAGTAGCGATTCTACTGCTGAAATATCAAATTCGCAACATTTAACTGGTACTGCAGATTGTACGTCAGTAGTATCAATACCTGGTTTAGATGTTGGTTACTTAAAGGGTACTGCAGCTATAGAGTCAAGTACATTCTCTACTACACTATCTTTTGGTAAAGCAGAATCATTAAGTGGTAGCGTAGGAATAGTTTCATCAGTGAATGGTGAACTACTCATTGTTGGTCTCCATGATATTAGTGGAACGGTATCAATTGAATCCGATGCTAGTGCCGCAATTGATATAGACATAGCGCTTAATGGAACGGTATCAATTGAATCTGATGTGACTGGTACTATGACACCCGGAACCGCATGGTCTCTTGATGCATCTTCTATAATAACTACTGATGTAAATGGTGACTTAACTATTGGATTAGTAACACCACTATCATCTACTTCATTAATTATTTCAGACACAGCTGCTAGTTTAACTTTCGGATCCCCTGAAGAATTATCAGGAACAGCTTTAATAAAAAATTCATGTGACGGATTCTTATCTTTTGGTCAGTACGAATTTATGAGTTCTTCTACTCATATTCAGAGTAGTGCATCATCTGAACTTCTAATTGTAAACCTTGTAGAATTAGACTCAAGTGCTTCTATAGTAAGCTTCATTGATTCAACTACAGTAATTGTACTTGGTAGAGAATTATCGGGTAGTGTTAATATACAATCAGATGTTTCTACAGCAGTTATAACTATTGGTATTATTGAAACTCTTTCTGGTACTACTAATATTGTATCGGATACTACTGCTACTCTTGATATATTAGGTGTTTCTGAACCTCTTTCTGCTACTACTAATATTACATCAGATACTACCGCTAATTTATTATTAGGTATAACTGAACCACTAACAGGTACAGCGGACTGTACATCTATTATTACTGCTGACTTACAAATTCCTGGAGGAATTGAAGTTCTATCTGGTACTACTAATATTGTATCATCTGATAGTACTGCTAGTTTAACTATAGGACTCCCAGAAGAATTATCAGGAACAGCAACCATTGATAGTACTACAGGTGCTAATTTAACTGTAAGTATGCAGGCTACTGCAAATATTGTATCCGATGCTACAGCAGTCTTAACAATTGGAATTGTTGAAGAACTAACAGGTACATGTTCAATAGATTCAACTTCATTAGGTAGCTTGACAATAGGATATATTGAAGAATTATCAGGATCTGCTGTTATAGACTCAACCACAACAGGTGAACTTAGTTTTCCAGGATTAGCAAAAGAATTATCACATACTGTCTTTGCAGATGGTGATGGTTATACAGATAGTTATGTTGATACGGATGATGTCAAATGGTTTAGAGGAACTACTGGTGACTTTATTACAACTGATACAACCGCTACATTAGAAATTGGTTTTTATGAATTACTATCTGGATCAGCTGTTATTACAACAGATTCAACATCTATAATTGATATAGTTTTTGGTGTTTTTGAACAATTGACTGGTTCAGTAGCTATAACAACAAACACAACTTCTACTCTTGAAAGTCCAAAATACCTGTATGGTTCATCTGATTCTACTTCTTCAGTTAGCTTTGCTCTAATGGATATTGATGTACCTGGTAAATATATAAGAAGAACAACAATAGGATTACAATATTGGTTCAATAAATTCTTACTTGAAAGTGAACTAAATAAATACACTATTCCTCATCCATCTGCTGTTGATGATGAGATAATAGATCAAAAATCATTTACAGAGATGATGTTCAGCGACGACTATTCATGGAGTAGTTATAGACATCTATATCGAAGAATAGAGGATAGGGCATCTTGGCCTCAAGCAATTCTACAACGAATGATGCTACAACCAACACTAGCTGAATATTTTATTGCTGATAGTGATGATACAGATTTTTGTGAAATTAATTTATACGAACTACAAAGTGATGACTTAAGATTGTTAGACAAACTCTTAGAATATAGAATATTTATTAATAATGATGGAACTGCAGTTACAATAATAGATATAGATTACGATACTCTTACAACTAATTTATCTAAGATGATTTACATATATTTAGATCTAAAGATAAATAATAGTTATGCACAATATGATGAAACTGTTGGACATGATCAATATCTATTATCAGGATCAGCAGATTTACTTGAATGTATGTTTGAAACATATCTAGTTGAAAATGTATTTAATCATATTGTAGAACAGGGAACATAAATAAAAAGGAGATTATAGTGTTTACATTAGACGACCTTTGGAAAATTATAGATTACTTATATGATGGAACTCAGGATCCAATAAATCCGCTTAGTCCATTAACTACTAGTCTAGCAACCTCTGAAAAAGAACTTATAAGTACATATTTTGAAAATATAATAGATCAACCTGTATTTTCATCTGATGACTTTAAAAGGTTAAGATCTCTTTTAATAGATTGGTATGCAGCTCATAGAACTATTTCTTCTACTCAAAAAACTGCTAGTGATGTACATGCTCTTCCAAATGATCATCTAAGTGAATTATTTAGAAGTTTTGGTTTTCCTATTGGTCTTAATCTTGTACCTCTTTCTGCCAAGGCTAACTTTTTTTTAGATTTAGTAAACTTTTATAAGAAAAAAGGTACACCTGAAACTTTAGTTGATGTTCTTGAATATTATGGTTTCTCTGATACAGATCTAGTTGAATATTGGCTTATAAAAGACCTTTCTGGAAATTTTGTTTTTAGAGGAGAATCTGTAAGAACTTCAGGTGTTGGTAGTGGAAATTTATTAGATGCTGATGTAACATGGTCAGAAATGACTGACGATGATCCTCACTGGATGATGAACTATTCAGATATGCAACAACTTGTTGATGCTAATAAAATAAATCTTCCATCTAAAACACCCTATTTTTCTTTAAGTTCAGTATTTTTAATGACTCAACTTTTTTCAATAATGGCACTGGTTTCAAGGTTAGTTCAGGATCAATACGATTATGGACTTGCTAATGGTTTTGATTCTCTTGAAGAAAATATTGTAATTAAAAATATTGGAGAAGTTGTTTCTCTTTTAGTTTTATACACAGCTATAATTTATGTAATTGAAAGTGAAATAGGAGTTTTGCCTAGTAGTTCTGCTCTTAGATGTTCTCATTATAATGGTACTGTGAATTATGTTGGTACTCCTCCAACACCTACAAACCTTTATGATATAATTGAAGAATATAACGATTTAATAGTTAGACCTTCTAATCGAACAAGCCAGAGGACTATAAAAGATAATATCGTTAGTGGGTGGAGCACACCTAAAAGTAATAATTTTTTAATAGCAGGAGGAGCTGGTACAGCAGAAGCTTTACTAACTACAATTCATCCTGATCTAAAAAGTATTATTGATGTTTGGATTACAAGTGGAGAAACTGAATATCTCCTTACTTATCTTATTGGTTCTTTGGATTTTTGGATTAGAACTAATATATATTCTAGTGCACCAAGTCTTGTTATAACTCTGCTTGGTCTTGGTTTTAGAGATGAAATTCTGGAAATTATAAACTTCTTTAAACCAATGAGAGCACGATTAGCATTCTTAGATACAATGTATTCAATTCAAGATCCTGTACATGATAATATAATTTTTTCAGATGGAGATGAGGATGGAGATAGTGGTTATGATGCTTTACTTATAGATGTTACTTCTTTTATTACTACTGTAGTAGATACTACAGAAAGTTTAGTTATAGAACTAGAAGAATCTAATACTGAAAGACTTGGAAGAAGAGGTTTCAGAGGGGGTTATTACGAATCTGGAAGTTATGATGGTCTTCCTAATGATTCAACATCATATATTGGAATACATAGTAAATCAATAGATCATGATGATGCACTACTAACTGATGTGTATTATGATTACGATGATGAAGGAGGTTTATATGATAAGATATTTCCAATAGGGGATGCATTAACGATTAAGATAACTGATTTTTAATAGAACATATAAATGATTCGTTACCATAACGACAGACTTTAAACAAAAAAGGATTTAGTCTGTATCCTTTGAGGAGAAAAAATGGTATATAATGAAAAATTCGTAGCGGTAGTAAAGTGTAATGGTAAAATTCTTCGTGAGAAGAATAATGTAGTTTCCCTTCCTTTTGGAGCAAATTATTCGATCCTTTTCAAAAATCTTGATTCCAGAAAAGCTGAAGTCCATGTTAGTATCGATGGTAAAGATGTTCTCGATGATAGCAGTCTGCTTATTCATGCTAATACAACTTCAGAACTATTAGGAGTCATGCAAGGAAATTCAGTCAATCATAGTTTCAAATTCATTCAAAAAACTCAAGAGATTTCAGATCATCGTGGAGATGAAATTGATGATGGAATTATTAGAATTGAGTATGCATTTGAAAAAGAAAAAATTGAAAATGTTTACCTGAAGAATATCAATGAAACCCATGAACATCACCACGTGTACCATCACCAAGTATACAATCCACCAATAATTGGAGATTCATTTCACTGGACTAATTCTAGTGGTGATGGAACAGGAGTAGTAGCAGGAGTTTCCAGAACAGGTGATATTCGTGCTTCTTATTGTAGTTCACAAGAATCTGTTGGCGTACATGATGGAGCAGAATGTTGTAATATTACATGTGATAGTCTTTCAGTTCCAGCAAGTGATGAAGGTATTACTGTTCAGGGTAATAGAACTAGTCAAGATTTTGTATATAGTAGTATAGGAGATGTTGAAGAATCTAAAGTAATAATTTTGAAGTTAAGAGGGTATAAACCTAGTGGTGTTAAGGTTTCAAAACCTTTAACAGTTCGAACAAAATTAGTTTGTCCTTCTTGTGGTAAAAGATCTCCATCAAGTGAACATTTCTGTTCAAGATGTGGAACTAATTTAGAAAATTAAAACAAAAAAAATATATGTAACGAATCATTAAAAAGATGAATGGGTGGTACTCATCAGATATCACCCATTCACCTTACCCCTAGTCATAAACCACTATATAAAATAAAAACTTGTTAAGTCCACAATTTATTTCTGTATAGCGTTCATGTCATAAACATAGAACATCACCTCCTTTACACATCTAAATACGTAACTAATGGAAGACCTCCTGGTAGAAGAACCCATAAGAATTTATCAACAAATTCAACTTTTTTTATACCTATACCCAACATAAATAGTTTTTCCATTCTCTCATGGAGATCTGTCCATGTTTTACCATTCTTATCTTTATCTGCATATAAAAATGAATAACCTTCATTACCTGAACTTTTTCTAAATTCTTTTGGTAGCTCTTCAAGGAATTCTATAATTTCTTTTTCATAAGAATATAATCTTCCTCTATGGAAACCTACATTAATGGTCACTCCCATTACGGGTACAAATTCTACTTTAGGACTACCTTGTTCGTCTAACTCGTCCTTTTTAAATAAACAATCCATAAATATTTCGTGAACCCTATCAGAATTAATCATTGTATCCTCCTGAAAAAAGAGTGTTATTAGTAAATACTACGCGGGCATATGTGGTCAAAGGAGGGAGGAAATGGAAGAAAGTATAAAATGCTCCTTCCACATATTTAAACCCACGCAGTATATAACAGGAGACAGAATGAAAAAAATGTTTAAAAACTCTATCTCGATAATTAATATATATAGATAATATTTTATAAATTGGATGTTATTAACCAATACTATTTAGTTTCTAGAACAAAATAAAAAGTTCGAGTGTTATATCTTTTATTCGAAAGGAGATATTTAGATGGAAACAACTGTAGTAAAAATAAACGAAAAATATGGATCTAAATGTTTGAAGGATGCAAATAAAAAAATTCATTCTGAGAGGAAACCTCTTGGATACGTAGAAATTTATGAGAAGGATGAAAAAACTGGTGAAGAGAAATTTAGGGGTAAACATAATTTAGTAGTTTGGCAAGGTAGAGAATGGGTCTGTTCTAGGATTTTTAATTTAAACAATGCATTTATATCTCCAATTTTAACTAGTGAATATATTAGTTGGTTTGGTTTAGGAGAAAGTGGAGCAGATGCTGGAGATCCTCTAGATCCATTAACAGTTACTGATGATAGAACTGAATTGTTCTCACCTATTGCAATTTCAGCAACTGATACTAATTGTGGAGATTTACAAGCAGGTTACTATTATAAACATTATTTTGATAATGTTGAATTTCAAATTGACACAAACGAGGGAAATAGTTACGTTATAGCAAAAATTGAAATTACTATAGGTACCGATGATGCTAATGGAACTGGTACTCAAAATATTAATGAAGCTGGATTATATGTATCAGCAAGTACTGCTGCAGGTTACTCTGGTAATTTTCATTTATTTTGTATGGTAACATTTCCAACTTTAGTTAAAGATATAAACAGACAATTAAAATTTTTATGGTACATTTATACTTAGACTTATGAACTTTGAAGGATTTCACTGAATAGAGTAAACCCTATTAACTTGATTTATTTATCCTTTAAGGAGGAAATAATTATGGCAGCACCAATATCACCAGGTGTTTATACTACAATCACTGACCTATCTACATATGTTGGAGCAGTTCCATCTACAATAGGTTTTATATGTAGTTTAACAGAAAAGGGCGAGGATAATGTATTAAAATTCTTCGCATCACGAGCTGATTACATTGCAGAATGTGGTCAACCAAATATTCAAACATATGGAAAAAACTATGGACAAGGACCATATTGTGCCTATAACTATTTAGGCGAATCAGGATCCCTATTTCATTTAAGATGTCTTCCAGTAGATGCAGCATTTGCTAATATCAAAATAGAGGCAGACAGAGGTGTAGCAGACGCTACAGCAACCATTCAAGTTTCCTATATTGATAGTACCACTGCTAATACAATGGACGAATTAAGGACCGCTCTTGCTCAATCAGGCGACTTATATCCAATAGCTGTATTGTACCCAACTGGAAGAGGTGAGTTTTATAATTCAATCGGAGTTCGTTTTATAGAACATGAAAACCCAATGTTAGAGGAAGTTTATACACTTGACATCTATGAAAAACAATCTGATGGAAGTGAAGTAATTGTTGAGTCTTTTGAAGTTTCATTTGACCCAAAAGCTACTGATACATCAGGTGATTCAATATGGATTCAATACATTCTTAATAGCTATTCAACAATTTTAAATTGTGAAATGACTACAGATGGAGATGATACATATACATCTGGTTATGACATGGTAGTCAGAGTCTTTGATAAAGATATCGGTGATGTAGATATCGTTGAAACCGCAGGAAGTGCAACTTTAACAGATATAAAACAAGATTTCGCCGACTGGGCTACTGCCTCAGCTACATATGAATATGTAGTCCAAATCAAAGATCAAAGAGGAAATATATTAGAAGGTTGGTTAGGAGCAGTAGATTCTGGAGCTTCTAATAATGATACTGTAATGATATATGATGGGAGATTAGCTGGAGCATCTCAAAATTGGATTGGTACTCTCTCAGACTTTGATGATACTGGAGAAATTACTTATATTATCAGAAAATCATTATCAAAAATTTCTGCAGCTTTCACATCAGATGTTCCTGTTCCTCTCAAAAAAGGTTCAGATGGAAGTCTATTAGATACTGCTGGTGATCTTAATACTACTGAAGCAGAAAATCTTCTAGTTGAAGGTTATAGTGGTCAATTAGTAAGTAAAGAAGATGGTTCAGCTCTTATTGATGATGTAGTAGATACTGAAAATATATATATTTCAGCAGTGTTTGATTGTGGTTATACATCAAATGTTAAATCAGCAATAAGTACTTTAGTTCAAACAAGACGTGACTGTGTTGCTATCATGGATAATGGTGATAATACAAGTGCTAACGCTGCTCTAACTAGGAGAAATGATTATCATACTATGAATAATTATTTCTGCGCACTATATGAACCATACAATAAAGTTTATGATTCATTCACATCTCAAGATGTTTTCTTTTCTCCAATCTATCATATAGCATATCTATTACCAAGAAATGATAATGTTTCAGAAGTTTGGTATGCAGTAGCAGGTTTTAATCGTGCTGCAATTGATACTATTAAAGAACTTAGATATAATGCTAAGTTAAGTCAGAGAGATCAAATGTACCTAAAACAGCTAAACCCAATTGTTAAATTTAATCCTGGTTATACTGTTTGGGGACAACTTACTACTCAAGCTAAAGTAAGTGCTATGCAAGATCTTAATATTGTTCGTCTGGTTCTTTATTGCAAACGTGCCCTTGAAGAATACTGTAGATACTTTATTTTTGAACAAAATGATGCAATTACCTGGAGTCAAGTAAGTGGAGATATCGCTCTGTTCTTAGATGATATAAGAACAAGACGAGGTCTCTATAGTTATGAAATTGATGTTGGTGCAACTGAGTATGAATTGAAAACTAAAACTTTTCATGTTGATGTAACTCTTGAACCTACTCGTGTAGTTGAGAAAATTGCTCTAAACTTTAGTATTACTTAATACCTAAGTACGAACTCCCTTCTTTTAGCACCCAAAGAAGGGAGTTCGATCCGTCGTTTAGTTTCCGACAATATCTACTAATATGTAAAAATTTTAGAACATATTATAAATAATATTAATTTAGATACTTTAAAGGAGAAAGTTATGACTGCAGTCGAAGGTTACACAGAAACTATTAGCGAACTTGGCGGATTATTTGAGTCTTTTAGGGAAAATGCTGAAGAAGGAACAGAAGGTCGAGGGAGTAAAACAAAAGCTCTCCAAGCAAGAAAACTCAGTATGGAAATTACTAATAAATTAAAAGACTTCCGCGCACTATCTATCACAAACGATAGAGCAAAATAAAATAGAACAAAAAAATTACCCCGGATAAAAGCTTATAAAAGTCCGGGGTAATTTTCCGCTTGCACCATGCCAGCGATCTTACAACTGAAAATCCATTTCAATCGTACCGTCGGGTCTCTTAATGATTTTTATATGGACCCCGTGGATTTGCGTCTCAGTTAATGCAGACTTTGCTGCTTCATCCTCTAAAGAAGGATCAAGTGCATCAGAAGCATTTAGTAAATCCGTCTTTAAACCATCAGAGGAAGGTCCAGATTTACCTTTGTTTGTTTTCTCTGGTGTTTGTGAATTTCCTCTTTTTACAGTCGTCGTCATCATGTACGTGACAGCTTTCCGGTTTAAACCTTTACTCTTTGATGATTCAAGGAGCTTAAGGAAATTAACATAACCCAGAGACTCCAGATTTGCATCTGGTTTTAACCGGTAGATATGACCTGATTTATCCAGATCAAGTAAACCAGTTATTGCTTTCTTTTTTCTACATTGGTTTTCATGAAGTTTCTTCATTAATGCTTCTATATTTGTGGTAATGTTGAACCTCACACCCTTGAATTTTTCAGCATCAGCATCATGCATCATACTCGTGAAGTATCTTTTGATCAGGCCGTTTGTCAGTCCAATTTCTTTTTTCCACCCATATTCTTTTTTCTCAGTAGTTGACATTTTCCACCAAGCCTCTGTAAAGAATAGACTTAGTAATGGGTTTAACTTTTCCGCATCTGGCGCTCCAGATTCATGAAACGGAAATCTTTCTGTTTCTGGAACTATATTCAGTTCCTTTGCCCTAGCCAATAAATTATATCTTCCTTCCACTTTCATCCTCCTTTTTTGAACTTTATCAAGTTCAAATGTAATAGGTTTTTTGTCCTCCTTGTCTACCTTGTTGATCATTTTAGTTCTTCCTCTAAAACCCTTAACATGTTTTTTGCTTGTTCGCTCTTTTATGTCTTGGGAAACTTCTTTATGTACCGTCTCTGGAGATGCTATAAAACTTTCTTTTTCTTCGGGTGGTTCTGTTTTAGAACTAAACCCTGGCAAACCCCATGCTTTCCCAATCTTCTGTACCTCATCGTCTAGTTCATCTGGTTCCAGAGGTTGACCACCCGCATTTTTCATATTTATCCTCCGTTATTAAAGTTAGTTAAAAATTTTCTACAAACTCTTTCTTATTATTTAATAATATATATAGACTTTGTTTTTTAACTGAACCACTAATCATACACCAAAGTAAGAACAAAATTAAAAGTTCATACCTAATCATCTTGAGAGGTTTTGAAGGAATGGTATTAGAAAAATATTTAAAACATATACAGAATTCTGAATCTATATTTCCAATGGATAATTTACATAAGGATAGCAAACCCCTTAGTAAGACTCCGAAAGATGAAGGGAGAAAATTAGTTAAACAAAAAAAGAAAATAGAGTAGTTTCTTGATAAGGAGGAGGATTGCAAATGGCTTTTAAAAATGTTTTTGCAAACAATAGATTAACGAAAAAATTTGGTGGGCATAAAACTGGAGTAGCTGATCCCTACGTAACTGGTTATCATTTTATATGGTTTGACAAAATGCCGGATCTTTCAAGTTACTTAGCAGATGAACCTTGCGGATCTCTTAATAATACTGACGACATGCCTAGTATTTTAGCAGCTTGCTGTACCGGAGTTACACCTCCTGGCGGAACATTGAATAAAATTGAGTTCGCTGGTTTAGGTGGGGTTAAATGGGCAGTACCTGGTAATATTGATTATGGAAATACTGTATCTTTAAAATTCTTTGAGATGCAACATCTTCCTATTGCTAGTATCATGCATTCATGGGTTAAAATGATTCGTGATTATAGAACAGGTGTTTCTAATTTAAAAGAAGATGATTATACTAAGGCAAACTATTCAGCTTTAATGTATTACTGGACAACTGCTCCAGATGCTAGAGAAGTTGAATATTATGCATGTTTTGATGGTATGTTCCCTTCTAAAGATCCTGGTGATCTATTTACAAGTGATGTAGAAACTGTAGGTAAATTAGATATTGAGATTGAATTCAATGTTGATTATGCATGGCATGAAAAATGGGTAAAAGATAAATGTGAAACATTTGTATCTAAATTCCATGATGGTTCATCTGGTTATGGTGGAAATCAGGATTTAAATACATATGCTCAAAAATAAGACAAAAAATAATTAGGAAAAGGTGATAATGAAGTGATTTTTCATTATCAAATAAAAGGAGAAAGTTACTATGAAACATCCACTTAACTCATTACTATTTTTAACTATGGCAAGAAAATCTATTTGTGAGATTTTTGATGAGGAAACTGATGACACCAGTGAAGTTAAAAAATTTATAACTAATGAAGCATCTGATTATCAAATAATTTCAATTTTAACGACAGGTGATATGCCACTAGAGGAATCAACATTTGAAGATGAAATCATTATGTGGGAAAACTTCAAGAGATGGGTCGTTACAAGAAGTAAAACACTTACTGAGGTTTTTGATTATATCAGTCCTGATATAATGGAAACTGTTATTGAAGATATCGTATTTGAAATGGGTCCAGTATCTGATTTATTCCTTTCTTCTGCAGCTCCAATTCTTGAATTCCATACAGAATCTGGTTATTTACAAGAAGTACTTGCTGAAGGTACAAAAGAAAAAGCAAAAAAAGAGTATAAGATAGCAAAAGGTTGGGCAGCATCTAAAGGTGTAAAAGATGCAAAAAAAGAGTATAAGATAGCAAAAGGTTGGGTATCATCTAAACTTGCAGCTAATGAAAAAAGAAAAGCAGAACGTAGAAAGAAAATAGAAAAAGGACAGAAAGAGTTTGAAAAAGCAGGTAAGAGAGTTTCTGCTAAAGCAAAAGCTGCAAAAGAAGCTCCTGCAAAAGCAATATCTAAACAACAAAAAGGCACTCAAAAT